CTCCCCGCCGCTATCGACGGGCGGCGGAATCACAATTGGGTGCGTCGGCTGTCCCGGATCCGGATTGGGGATGTAGATGGGCTGCGACGGCACGCCCGGCTCCGGCGGGGGATAGACAATCGGGTGCGACGGTTCGCCGGCGCCGGGGTCGCCGCCGCCGAGTAACCGGATAATCGCGAGTTGAGCATTCATGGGATCGGTCTCCTTCACGCGTGATCGCGATGCCTGCGTTAGAACCGCACGCGCATCGCGAATGCGCGCGGCCCCGTCTCGACAATCTGCACCTGGTCCCCGCCGATGATCATCAGCGTGCCGCCGGCCGCGAGCATGCCGGCGCCCAGCCAGAGCAACCCATGGTTGACTTGGCAATCGGCGACCGGCAGGCGCGTCGTGTTGATGTCCGTCCCGCAGGGCGCCAGGTCGCGCCCCAACCGGGTGTTCGCATCTTCGAGCGACAGATCGGATTGCTGCGCCCAGGTGACCGCCGCGACGATCGAGAGGGCGCCGCCCGACGCGAGCGCCACGCCCGACCAGAACATGACGGGCGAGCGCATCTCGGTGCGATACGTCGTCACGGGCGCCGGCGCCTGGCCGTATTGCTTGACCGCCGCCGCGATCGGGCCGTCCTGGGCGGCGACCGGCGCGACGAGCAGCGGCACGAGGCCGAGCGCGATCCACAACGACAGCTTCATGGCACGTCTCCACTGGCCGCGACCTCGAGCGCGAAGCCGGTCGCGTGCGCTTCACGGAACAGCAGCCCGTTGACGAAGATCTGCACGACCAGCGTGCCTTCGTCGTTCTGATCGATCGGCGTGTCGGCTTGGAGGTACACGAACGGATGCAGGTCCGGCGTCCGGTAGGTGATGGACCACGGCAGATCGGTCGTGACCTGCGTCGTCCCCTGCGACGAGCTGAAGTACGTAATGTGCACGTTGCGGACGTGCGTCCCGGTCACGCGGTAGTCGACGCGGACCTCAGCCGGGTCCGTCGGCGGCGGCGTCGGGCCCGTTGGCGGATCGCGCAGGCTCGTCCGCCCGTTGTCAGAACACGCCAGGAGCGGGACGAGGAGCAGGGCGAGCAGCCAGCGGGTCACGACGGCCTCGCGATCTTGGGGGGCGGGAGGACGAAGAGCGGCGCCCGCGCATGTTTCAGCGCATCGAGTGCGCGCGCAATGCTCTCGGCGTCAAAGGCGATGCCATACCGGACGGCGAGATCCTTAAGCGCCTCTTTCAGGTCCGCGTCCGTCTCGAAGCGTTTGCCCTGGCGGACCAGCTCGTAGCCGAGCGGGACGAGGACGTCATCATTCCAGTCGAGGGATCGCGCCGCGCCCGCGGCGCTGCTCTTTCTTTCTCCCTGGACTGGACTGGACTGGACTGGGTAGGCGGCGCTCTGCTCCGCGTTCAACGCCGCGCTCAGCGCCGCGGGGCGCCAGGGCGGATCCTGGCCCGGGTATTTCTGGACCCACCGCTGCTGGGCGTAGCGCGGCGCATTCGTCCACAGATCATGGATGCGGTACTCGCCGGGCGCGTGGACGTCGAGAAACCCCGCATCGACGAGGAGCGTCACCAGCACGGCCGGATCGCCGGTCCACTGGACGATTTCCGCGATCTCCGCGGGCCGGCCCACATAGTCCGACACGGCCGCATAGCCCGCTTCCCAGAGCAGCTCGAGGATCCCGCGGGCGACGGGCACCGCGCCCGTGAGTTGATCGGGGGCGGGCGGCAACGCCGTCAGTGCACGGACGAAACGCCGAAATTTCCAATGGCCAGCCAAGCTGATGCGCGCCATACGATCACCTGGCGCCGACGAGCGCCGCAGACGTTCGGCGCTTGTGATCCTGGCCCCGCGACTCGAGCCACTTGTCGACGGCCGCGCGCGCCCAGCGATCGCGCTTATCAAGGGAGGGCAGACGTTCGGGGAGTTTCCAGGGTTCCGTTTTCAGAATCGTGCGCAAGCGCCGTACGGAGGTGCGCAGTTCGTCGGCGAGATCCTGAATGAACAGGACATCCGGATCGTCCGCGCCGATCACGGGGAGCGCGTCTGGCTCTGGCGGTGAGAGGAGATCGGTGATCGGGACGGACAGCGCGCGCGCGATCTTCTCGAGGGTGCGTGTTTGGATCGCGCCCGTGCGCTCCGCGCGAATGATCGTCGATTCAGTGACGCCGGCACGGATCGCGAGATCGAGTCGCGACCATCCGGAAGCCTTACGGAGGAAGGCGACACGCGACATTGGGACTTTCGACGGATCGGCGAAACCGCGGTCCCCGATCTGGTCTCCACCCTGGGAAAGGCTTCGGAGATCAGGCCAAAGGCTGGGGCCCTTTCAAGGCGACGATCCGAAGGCGGAAAGTTACACCCATTCCTGCGCGCAGCGTCACGAACCCGTAGTAACTTTTAACAAATCGCGGGAAACTGCGTGCAATGCGATGCATAAAAAACTAAAAAACCCTCTTGACCTCATCTGTAATGAAGAAAAGCTACGTCCCTACACCGCGCGGAGCTTGCCGCGGGGGCGCTTGACCTTCACGAGTTTCGGCATCGACTTGTTGAGCGCGTCGAACGCTTGCGCCACCTTCTCGCTGACCGCCCCCTCAACATAGCGTTCGGTCATCTTCAGGTTGCGATGGCCCATGGCTTCCGCGACGGCCTTTAGGTCCCCTGTCTTGCGGTACGCCTCCGTCCCGAAGCAATGGCGGAGGTCGTACGGGACCAGCGGTTCCAAGTGTGAGAGCTTGGCCGCGGCCACCGCGTCGTGGAACATGCGCGCCGCCGGCGCCGCCGTAAACGAGCCCCAGCCCTTCAACCTCTCGAGCACTTCCATCGCCGCCACGGCATGATCGCTCAGCGGGAGTGTCCGGGGTTTGCCGCCTTTGCCCGTCCGCACATACAGCGTCCCTTCGGTCTTGTTCCAATCCTTCGCCGGTTTGATGCGCTTGATCTCGCAGGGGCGCAAGCCGAGCACACACATCAAGGTCAAGCGGGCCGCCGTTCGCGTCGGTTTGCCCGAGCGCCCGATGTGGTCGGTGATCTTCACCGCCAGGTCGAAGGGAATACTGCGGCTCTGGACGTCGGCCGGTTTGCGACGGGGCACTTCGCGCGCCGGGTTCGGCAGGCTGAGCCCCGCGTTCATCGCCTTATAGAAGCCGATCCAGTACCCGCGGATCTTGTTCGCCGTGTCCGGCGCGAGCGGCCCGGGCGGGACGATCCGTTTCCGGCCGCCGGGTTCCTCACTGGGCGGGACGCCCTTCCGTTCCCATGTTGCCAGGAGGGTCTCCCACTGGGCACCCGTGATGGCTTGCCGGGGATAGCGGCCCAAGTCGCCCGCCGCGGCCGTGCGCAGGTAGCGACGCGCCTGGAGCTTGTTATGCGGGTCCATGGTCGGACGCAACTTCTCGGTGAGGTACGTCTCGACGTCGGCGCGGAGGGTCCCCGCCATGATGCCGCGCGCCTTCGCGACGCCGAGGATCGTGTCTGTCCGCACGGCCACCCGACTGCGCTCGAGCGCCTGCTTGGCCGCGCTGAGATCCGCGAGCTGCGCGTCGCGCCACGCGACCATGACCTCGAGCGGCGTCTCGAGCGGGAACCGTTCGCGGCGTTTGGGAAACGGCCGGACGCGAACCTCGACGAGAAACGCGCGCCCTTTTTCACGGGAAATGCCCGGCGGTAAATGCGGAGAAATTTGCGTCACACTGCCCCCTTTTTCGTCCAAAAGCCGATCTCGCTGGGGACCAAATTCCGGTCCCCTTTGGGGACCACTGGGGTCACCAGCTGCAATTTTCGGCCACTTTTGAACACGCGGCGCATTGTAACTTTTCACTACGGCGAGCGCAAGCGGAGGCGGGATGTGGTGTATTTAAAGGAGTTACGGCTGGCGTCCCCGACGGGATTCGAACCCGTGTTTTAGCCTTGAAAGGGCCACGTCCTGCGCGGCATTGCTCAAGCGTTCTGCCAGTGGGGACCAGATAGGGGACCAGCGCTTGCGATCGCGGCGGGCCCGGCCTTATGGTGCCCCTATGTTGCGCCTCGCCGTCGTCGCGATCGTCGTCGTGCTGGCCGTCGTCGGGTACGCCCTCTGGGCGGCCGTCCGGCATGGGGTGCGCGCCAGCCACCGGCGCCGTTAGGTCAAGGCGAAAAAGAGCGAGGCGTTGAGATACAGCGCGGCCGTCGCCGGAATGGTCCCGGAGGCGGCGACGTTGGGGTAAAAGCGGAGCCCCCCGGCCGGCGACGCGTTGGCGAGCGCGACAACCAGCGTGCCGGTGTTGACCGTCGCCAACAGGTTGATGTTGGCCGCGGCAATCACAAAGCCCGGCGGCCAGGCGATCGCCACATACGCCGTCGCCGCGCTCGTCGTCCCCGGCCCGACGACGACGTTGATCATGCCGAGTTTGCCGACGACCAGGTATTGATAGAAGAAATTGCCGGCGGTCGTCGTAAACGTCCCGGTCGCCGCGGTCAGGTTGCCGGCGGCGTACGGAAACACCGACCATTGCGCGCCACTGCCCCAGGCCGGCACGCCGCTCGCGATCCCGAGCAACGATCCGTCGGCGGCTTTCGGCAAGCGGACGAGCTTGCCGCTCGCGTTGACGACGAGCAGGTCGCCGGCGACCAGCGCGGCCGGCGTCGTGTCGGGGTGCTGCGCGCTCAGGATGCTATGCGGCCCATTGGCGGCGATCGCCGTGTCCTGGCTCGCGTCTTTCGTGTCGAGCGTCGCGAGCGCGCCGTCGACCTTGTCGTAGATGTCGCCCTGCAGGCGCGCGTTGTTGAGAATCGTCCCGGTCATGCCCGAGCCGTCGTCGTCGGTCCACGTCGCGCGGTTGATGGTCGTCATGGTCGTTACCCCGTCGTCGTCGCCGCCCGCCGGCGCCGCAAGAGATCCTCGAACGTAAACCGCCGCGAGCTGGCCGTCACGTCGTACACCGGATACTCATCGGTCCCGAGAAAGCCGCTGATCGTGACGTCCTGGATTTCGTACGTGCCGTGCACGTCGGTCGGCGCCGGCAAGTCGACCGTAATGGTCGTGCCGGTGCGGGTCACCGGGTCGCGCGATCGATAGCGGTACGTTTCCAGCACCGTGCTTTTCAGGTCGAGCAAGGCGTGCGCGCGCGCGTCCGCTTCATCGGCACTAATCCGGCGGTCCTGTTGGTACTCTTCGACGACGCCGTCGCCGCCCAGCAGCGCGGCGAGCGTCGCTTGCGCGCCCAGGTCGTCGACGATCACGAGGAGGTTCACTTCGTCGCCGGGCACGATGGGGTATTTGATGGCGCCGGCGCCGCTCGCCGGGATGCCAATCAATTGCGGCGCGACCAGGATTTCGCGGCCGTAGTTGACCGACGCCGTGAGCGCGCCTGGCCCGCTCGCCGGCACGCCGGTCAACGCGCCCCCGCTCGCGCCTTTGTACCGGATGACCTGATTCGCCACGACGGCCCAGCCGGTGGTGCCGAAGGGCCCAATGCTCGACACCGGGATGCTGGTCGCGCCGGCGAGTACGCTGCCGCTCGTCGGGTTGAGCCCGGACGTGTCGACCGTCGGCGCGTTGGCGCCGAGCGACGCGTCGGCGGCCGTATCGGGCGTCGCGATCGCCGTGGCGGTGTTGTCGGCGATCGTTTGCAGGAGCTTCAATTGCGCGCCGTTGACGGCCGTGCGGTAGACCTTCCGTTGCGTGGTGCCGCTCGCGCCGGTCCCGATCCCGCTGAGCGCGACTTGATGGCCGGCCGGCGCGACGCTCGTATTGCTCCCGGGCTCGCGCAGGTTGTCGGCGACCAGCTCGGCGTCCGTGTTCGCGCCAATGGTGTCGGTGTACGTGGCCGTCCCGGGGTACGCCCGATGCTCGGCGTAGAACGTCGAGCCGCCGGCCGTCGTGCGATAGACATTGAGCTGGACCATCGCCGGATCGGGACACGCCGGGTAGTACACCCGGATGGCGCCGCCGGCGCCCGAATTGATGGCCGACGAGGCCGGCGAGCACAGCGTCTGTTGCGTCGGCGGCCAGGCCGTCGCCGACGACCAGGAAAACTTCACTTTGTACAGCGCGTTCGGGACGAGCCGGTTTTGGATCACCGTTTCCGTCGCGCCCGTCGGCGCGATCGTCGGGTTGGCGAGCTTGCCGGTCGGCGTCACGCTCACCGTGGCGAGCGGCGACGGCAGCGTTTCGCCGGCCCCCGACACCCACGTATACGCGTATTTGTAGGTCCCGATCGGGAGCGTGCCGCCTTGCGCGAGCCCGGCCGTCAGCGCGCTCGAGGGTGCCACGCCTGGCCCGATAAACGCGCCGGCGCCGCCGGCCACACGGTCGGCGTAAGTGAGGCGTTGCGGGCCTGAGGCCACCAGGCCGCCCGGCGCCGGGGGATACCACGCCGTATCGGCGACCGGGAGGCGCGTCTCGCCGGGCGGCACGAGCGCGAGCGCAGTGACGCCGCCCCCTTCGACGAGCGCGCGCGTGACGACTTGCGACAGGTCGCGCGTGACTTGAAACTCCTGCAAGCTCGGATGGCTCGGCGTGAGCGGCGTCGGCGGCGTGCCGCGCGGCGTAATCCACAAGCCGATCGCCTTGAAGTAGTCGCAGCTCGCGTACCCGCCAATCCGGGTCGCGAGTTGCGTCATGGCGTCCATGAGCGGCGTATTCGTAAAGCTAATCTCGTCGAGCACCGGCAAGCCGGCGTCGATCGCCGTCGTGAAGCCGGCCGGCGCCCAGGTCGCGACCAGGTCGGCGGCAATCGCGCTGGCCGATTGATTCGCGTACTTCGCGACGACGAGGCGCCGGTTGAGTTCCCAGGTGTAGTCGATCCCTTCCACCTGCCATAAGACATTCGACGGCTTCGCCGCGGCATAGATTTGCGTCGTGCGCACAATCGTCCCGGCAAACAGGCGCGCCATGTTGCTGGCCGAGCCGTACGCCATGACCAGGTCGGCGCCTTCCAGGGGCCGATCGCCCTGCACCGTGAACGTGCACGTATTCGGGACTTCGTTCAACTGGTCGTGAATGGTGAGCGTGGCGTACAGCACCCGGCGCGACGCGCCGGCGCCGGTCGTGATCCCGTCGATCACAATGACCGGCAGCCGTTGGCCCGGCAGCACGGCCTCCTGGATCACAAACGCTTGCGGCGCGCTCACGGTGCCGGCGGGGTTGCGCACGATGACCGACACGGTGCCGGCTTGCGCGCCGGCCAGGTTGACATTGGCGTGCAGCTCGCCGGCCGACACGCGCGTCGTCCCGAGCGCGGCGCCGCCCCACACGATCTCGGCGTTGGGCTCAAAACTCGCGCCGTACGCCACGAGCGTAAACACGTCGCCGACGTTCCGGGCGGTCGGCAGGATCGACGTGAGCACCGGCACGACCGCCGGGTTGATGACAAAGGATTGCGGCGCGCTGTCGGCGAGCGTGCCATTGCGCACGAGCACCGGGAGCGTCCCCACCGTCGCGCCGGCCAGGTCGATCGTCGCGGTCAGTTGGGTCGGCGAGATCCGGGTCGTCGGGAGCGCGACGCCATTCCAGACAATCACGGCGCCGGCGTCGTAGCCGCTCCCGGTCGCCGTCAACGGAAACGCCGCGTCGCCCAGGTTGGCGGTCGCCGGCGCGATCGTGGTGAGTACGGGCGCCGGCGGCGACAGGAGCGTCAAGGTCTGCGCCGCGCTCACGGCGAGCGTGCCATTCCGCACGATAACGGGGAGGCTCGCGCCCTGGCCGGTCGCCGGCGGCGTGACCGGCGCTGTGAGTTGCGTCGCCGAGACCCGCGTCGTGGTGAGTGCCGTGCCGCCCAACAGGAGCACGGCCCCGGGGTCGAAGTTGCTCCCGGTCGCCGTCAGCGTAAACGTGGCGGCGCCGACCGTCGTGCTCGTCGGCGCGATCGTGGTGAGCACCGGCGGCGCCGGCGCAGTCAGCGTGAACGGTTTCGCCGCGCTGACCACACCGGACCCGTTGCGGACGACGACATTGATCGTGCCGCCCGATCCCGTCGCCGCCACCGTGACGGGTGCCGTGAGTTGCGTCGCCGACACGCGCGTCGTCACGAGCGCCGTGCCGCCAAACAGCAGCACGGCGCCGGTGTCGAAGTTGCTCCCGGTCGCCGTCAGGGTAAAGGTCGGGTCGCCGACCGTCTTGCTCGTCGGCGCGATGGTCGTCAGGACCGGCGGCGCCGCGGCCGCGATCGTGTACGCCGATCGGCTGGCGCCGGCGCGCGCCTGGCCGGACCGGGCCCCGGTGACGGCCGGATCGCTGCCGGCAATGCCGAACGGCGTCGGGTCGCCGGGCGTCATAGGCGCGCGCCGGCGCGGGTGAGCTTCGTGAGGAGGGCGTCGCCGACCGTGCGCGCGAGCTGGTCAAGCGCCGCCGGGTTGTTGACGATGGGATAATTCATGACGATGGCGCCCGGCTGGATCACCACGCCCCCGCCGGCGCTGGGCAGAATCGATCCGCTGGCCCCGGGAACAAACAGTTCCGGCCCCCGTTCCCCGACCAGGTAGGACGAGCCCGCCGACACGGGGCCGCCGGCGGCGCGCGGCTGAATCGCGCCGGTCGACGGATCGACAAAAAAGCTTTGCCCCAGCGTCCCCCGGGGCACGGAGCCCGGGGCGCCATAGGCGTAGGTGATCCAGTCCTGGGTCAGCGCCCGCTGGGCCGACAGCATGTCCGCGTAGCTCGTCCCCGCCGCCTCGAAGGTGCCCGTCAAGGTCGTGACCGCCCCGTCAATCTGCTGCACATCGGTCACGGTCTGCTGCGCCGTCGTGCTCGCCGCGATCATGGCCTGCTCTTCGGCGTCGTGCATTTTCCAAAACGCGGCCTCCGCGTCGCTGCGCGCTTTGACTTCGGCCATCACGTTCGCGTCCAGGCTCTTGGCCAGCGCCGTGGCCTGGGCGTCGATCTGGAACATGCCCTTTGACACGCCCTCCAGGGCCAGCGCATGTTCCTGGGCGGCCATGGTCTGCGCGCTGATGGCGCCCGTCTGGCGATCCCAGACGCCCGTGGCCTCCGCCTGCGCCGTCGTCACGGCGGCGACCTGGCCTTTCGTCGCTTCGAGCTGCGTAATCAAGCCGTCGAGCTTCCCGCGGAAGCCCTGCAGGGTCCCGCTCAACGCCTGACTCGTTTTGTCCGTCTCGGCCATGTGGTCGCGCAAGCCCTGCGCGGCGCCCCCGGCCCATTCCAGCGCCTCGCCGGCTTCCCGCACCCGTTGTTTCGCGGCTTCGCCGCCGAGCAGCGCGATCGGCGTTTGCGTCGCGATCTCGATCTTCTGCAGCAGCTCGTAGAAGTGCACGAGCCCGAGGCTCACGGAGTCGGTCAGCATCCGCGCGTCGCGGAGTTCTTTCTGGAACAGGTCGATCCCTTCGACGGCCAGGCTGAACCCCTTCGCGACGAGGATCACGGCCTCCGAGACGAGGCGATTCGCGGTCGCGTTCTGATTCAGTTCGCCGGTGTTTGTCGTGAGGAGGCTGTTCACCCCCGCCAGGGCGGTCTTGACCGTTTCGTTTTCGGTGATCGTGCGCCCGACCGACTCGAGCAGATTGTCCCAGGCGTTGGCCGTCTGGTCGAGCGCGCCGGCGTAGGTGCCGGCCATCAGCGTCGCCTGGTCGCCAAACTTGCTGGTGATCGTGTCGAGCACGGTCGTAAAGCTGGCGGTCTGGCCTTTCGTCGTCTCGATCTGGACCCCCGCTTTCTGCAGCGCCGTCGTCTGGCCTTCGGCGGCTTTGGCGACCATCGTCGCCGCGGAGGTGAGATCGACCCCGAGCCCCGCGGCGAGATCCGTCGTCGCCTTCAGCGCCCGTTCCATGTCGCGCGGCATGACGCCGCCGATCTGGACGAGGATCTTTTCCGCCGCGACCACGGCGTCATCGGAGTACCGGGTCGTGAGCTGCAGCGCCGTGGCGTACTCCTGATAGGCCGCAATGACGGACGGGACGGCCGTCCCTTGGGCGCGCAGGGCGCCCTCGAGGCCCGTCTGCGCCTGCTCCGCATCGGAGGCCGACGTGATCGACTCCTTGACGACATCGACGAGCGCCGTGAAGGCCGCGGTGACCGCGCCAATGATGGCGTCGGCCGAGACGTACGCCGCGACCATCTCCCCCATGGACACGCCGGCGCCCTGGTTCGCGTGCGCGACCTCGTCCGTCGCGTCGGCGAGTTCGTGCATTTGTTCCGGCGCGTCCTTGTCGAGAATCTGGGCGAGTTCGTCCGCCGTCGACCCGGCGACCCCGGCCATGTCGCGGAGCTTCGATTTCGCGAGATCGACGGCGTCGTAAAAGGCGGAGAAATCGGCGTCGAAAGTGCCAGTGAGGGCCATGGCTTCAGTCCCGCTCGCGGCGGCGGCTCTCGGCGTTCAAGGTCTCAATCAACACGGCATAGACCTCCTGCGGGAGGGCCAGCAGCTCGTCGTACGTCCACCCCATGACCCGGCAGACGTGGAGATCGCTCACGATGCCGTCGCGCCAGCCGTCCTTTTTTTTTCTTCCTCGAGCAGCGCCCGCTCGCGATCGGCATGGGCCTGGATGGCGTCGTGGATTTCACGGAAGCTGTCGGGATCGAGCGCGAGCAGCGCGGCTTCGACCAGCGAGGCCGGCTGATCCCGAATCGGGACCCCGGCGCCGGTCTCATCACAGAGCGACCAGTCGAGCAGATACGCGACCATCGAGGCGAGCCCGGTCGCCTCCGGATCGATCTGGGTTTTCTCGCCCAGCTCCATCCGCTTGACGATCCGCGCGAAGGCGTGGCGTTGCTCGCCAGCCGTCAGGCGTTTCTTGACGAGCAGCCAGTCACCCTGACTGAGATCCAGCTTGACCGTTTCCGGCCGGACGAATCGGGACATGCGACGACGTCTCCTTCGGGCCGAGCACGGCCGTGACCGCGCCATTGGTGATCGTGAGGGAGCGGACCGGCCAGCGCCAGCTCCCGTGCGGCCGGGGAATGACGAGCGTCAGCGGCGCTTGCCGGGCCGCGACGACGGCACAGGTCTCCAGCGCGCCCTCAAAGATCCACGGGCCGGGCGCGGGCGGCGGGGCGACCTGCACCGTCCAGGCGCCCACCGTGACGGCGACCTGATAGCCCCAGACAATCCGTGCCCCGTCGCCGCGCAGGCTCAGCGTATTCACGCATGAATCCCGGCGACCCAGGCCGTGCCGCTCCAGTTCGCCGCGCTCGCATCGGCGAGCGTGACGTACTGCCCCTGGGTCCACGCCGTATTGGGACTCGCCGTGATGCCCGTCATGGCGGCCAGGTTGGCCGGCGCATCCGCGCCCGCCGGCGTGAACGAGCCCGGCGCGCCCGCCGTGGCGCCCGTCGCCGTGACCACGGTCCACGTCCGCGTCCACGGGCCGGCGGCAACCCAGTTGCCCGAGACCGTGATCGAGCTGTTGGCGGGACACGAGATACTCGCGTCGACGTACGCCTGGCCGGACCAGTGCTTGCCCGTCACCGTCGAGACGGGGATGAGATCGAGCAACACCGGGACGCCCCCTTCGGCGGCCGCGAACAGATCGGGCTCGAGGTCGTCGAACTGGCCCGCGAGCGTGCCTTTCACGTCGGGCAACCCCGAGACGTACTGCTTGTTCGTGTCCCCGAAACAGGTGACATCGGCCTTGTCCGTGGCGGCGTCATACGTCCAACTGTTGAGGCTCAGGACGACCGTGCCGCCGAGTTTGACCGAGCCCTTTTTGCCGTGATAGCGCATACCGTTCTCCCTCGGTTACGTGAGCCGTTGAACGTCCAGCGAATAATGCCCGCCCCAATGTTGCACAAACTGATCGATGTTGCCCGGGTTCGGTTCCGGCCACCGCAGACTCTGTTCTTCCCGCACGGGCCGCTGCAAGGCGTAGCCAGCGATCGTCAGCGTCTCGTTGCCGTCGAGCACCGTCCGGATCCGCAGGGCGGCCTCGCGCGCCGCGGTCGCGTCCGTGTCCGGGAGCACGGCCGTCACGACGTACGTAAAGGTCTCGTCCCCGGCGGGCGAGAAGAGATTCGCGTGCACGACGTGATCGAACCGATCGACGATCACGCACGCCGCGGCGCCCGGCCTGGCGACGCTATAGAACACGCCGTCGGGACAGCGCGCCATCAGGGCACTATCCGCCCGCAAGGCGGCCATCACGGCCGCATCGACCGCGCCCGCATCACTGGCCACGGACCTTCAGCCCTTCCGCTTCGACGACCGGGATCAGATCCTCGAGCAAGGCGCGCCGGTCACGCATCACCTCCGGCACGAATACCTTCGCGGCCGGCATCCGGCCGCGGGCGTACCCGAGCGACGTATGGCGAAACACCGTCCCGTACTCGTACCAGATCGCCTCCGGCGCATCGTTGATGAGCCGAACCTTGATGCCGGCCGGTGTTTCGACGACCTCCTGGTGCAGACTGTCCCGCAACTGGCCCGACACGACGGGATACGCCGCGCGGATCGTCGCTTCCGCCTGGTCGGCCGCGGTGCGCACCAACGGCGCCGCCTGGTCGCGCAAGGTGGTCGGGAGCGCCGTCAAGGCGTCCAGCTCGTCGTCGAGGCCGTCAATCCGGAGAGCCAGCGGCATCACACCCCCGTCGCGACCTGATAGTGATGGAGGATCTCGGCCGCGCTCAGCGTGCGCGGATAAATCGCGACGTCATCCAGCGACCCGGGGAAATAGTACCCGTTGCTCTTGATGTCGTAGCCAATGCCCACGGGATGCGACGTCACCCCCCGCGCGAGGGTGGGGTTCGTGTTATCCAACACGCCATCCAGATAGACCCAGCCGCTCGTGCCATCCGACACGAAGACGACGTGGTGCCAGTGCCCATCCGTGACCGACCGGTTACTAATCAGCGCGGCCGGGGCACAGTACACGTACACCTTGTTGTCACTGACCGCGACGAAGAGGGCCGCTTCGGGCGTCAGGTCACGATTCGTGACGATGACCCGAAAGTTGGGGTCATCGACATTGGCACACGTGATCCACGCTTCGACCGAACAGGTCAGCGGCGCCGTGACGGGGACGGTCGTGACGATCTTGCCGGTCGTCCCGTCGAACGTCATCGCCGGGCCGCTGCCCACGACCGCCCCCGGTTGATTCAGCGTGACGCCGCCGCCGATCGTGCCGTGGGCGTACCCGACGCTATCGATCGCGATCGTCCCCCCGAGGTCGCCGAGCCGCCAGTAATGGGTCGCGCCATCCTGGACGACCAGGTCCTGATAGGGCAGGGTCGGCGTCGGCGGCGGCGCGACGGCCGGCGCGCCGAGCTGTTCATGCGCGATCACTTCGTGCTCGATCTGCCGTTCCTCGAGGTCGTGCACGCTTTCGACGTCAAACACCCGATCGCCAAACTGGATCCGCGCCGCGCGGGTGAGCTGCGCGTGATAGCGCCCGCGGAGCACATGCGTCGCCGTCGTGGACAGGACGCCGCCGCTGAGGCGCTGCAGATCCCGCAAGCTGGCCGCCTGGATGGCGCAATGCCAGGTGGGGGGGGTCAGCGGGACCCACGTCTCGCCCCAGCCGCCGTCGGGATCCGGCGTGGGCGTCCCCGGCTGGACGAGCGAGACGAGATGCCGATACTGGCCGACGGGCGTCGTCATGCGATCGCCTGATCCCGATACCGAATCACGAGGTTACTGATCACCCGCCAGACCGTGTCCGGATCCGTGGCCGACGGTTCGTCGCCGCGCTCCGCGTCGTACAGGTACCGGAGCAGGACGAGCATGGCCGCCTGGACCGGCGCCGGCAGCGTCACGGTCGTCCACGGCCAATCGGGTCGGACCTCTCCTGTCCGCGCCGGCTTGAGATAATCGAGGATCGCGGCTTCGCTCTGGTCGAGTTTCAGTTGCACGTCCGCGTCGTGATCCGTATCCGTGATCCGGAGATGCCCTTTCGCGACGGCGAGCGTGATCAGGCCGGCCATGGTCACGCCTTCCCGTCACGCCCACGCTTGACCATCAATTGCCAGCCCGTGGCGCCCTCGCCCGGTTTCCCCGGCGGGGACGCCTTACAGATCCACGTCGAGCCGCCCCAATTCACCAGGTCGCCGGGCTCATAGGTCGCGTTGGCGACATAGGTCCCTTGCCACACGGGGAGCCCTGTCAGGACGATCGGGATCGTCTTGGCGGCCGTGCCGTTCGTGAACGTGAGCGCGAGCATGCGATCGCCCTGATATGTGGCGCTTAACTGGTCGAACCCGAGCCCGTCCGCGCCGTGGGCCCCGTCGGCACCGGCGGCCCCGTCTCGGCCATCCCGGCCAGGCGGCCCGGGGACGAGCGGCCGCGCCTCAAGGGCGGAGAGCGCGCCTTCAAGACGCGCAAGGTCGGCACGGACGGGCGCGAGGGCGGCCTTGATTGTCGTCACCACAATTTCCGCGAGGGCCTCAGGCGACATACAGTCCTTCCCGATACGCCGCCGTCCGGATCGCCGTCAACGTCGCGAGCATCTCCTCCGGCTCAGGGGGAACTGGCGCCGGCGGGGGCGGCGTGGCGGGTCCGGACGGCGGCGCGGCATCCCGGGCGGCCAGGGCCTCGAGCGAGTAGTACTGCTGCTGCAGGTACGGGGAGTCGCCGCCCGGCACGGGACCCACGGCGAAGTATTTCTTCCGCGCTTCATTCGGCGACAACGCGCCGGCGCTGATGGCCTCATGCGCCGCCTTCGTCCGTGTCGCCGTATCCATCCAAATCAAGTCATCGATATCAAATTCGGTGCCGTAGGGCGTGATCAGCTCGAGCCCCTCGTCCAGCGAGACCTCGAGCGCCGTAATCAAACTCTGCAGACACTGCGAGTAGTACTGCTGGACCAGCGGTTCGACGTTCGCGTAGGGCGGCGGCGGCCCAATCTGGACCATGTAGGGCGGGACGTGATACGCGGAGCAAATGGTCTCGGCGGTCCACTTCAATTGGTCAATGAGCTGCGCGTCGACGGCCGAGATCGTCATCGGTTCGTACTTCAGCCCATCGCCGAGCACGGCGACCTTGCCCACGTTCTGCCCGCTGAAGTTGGTTTCCCAGTACGCCTTGAGGCGCGCGGCGTTCTCGTCACTGATGGCGCCCGGCGCGATCAGCGTGCCGCCGGGGCGCGAGCCGGTCGCAAAAAACAGATTCGAGCTGGACTGGATCGTGAGCCCCTGCTGCGCGGAGATCCCGCAGGCATAGAGCGGCGTCACCCCGACCAACGGGTGAAAGAGCGCGACCATCAGGTCGTGAATGATTTCACTGGCCGGGACGGTGACCTCGCCCACGCCGGTGAGATCGTCCCGACTGAGCTGGTAGTAGATGCTGCCGTCCGTGGCGAGGAGCGGCGTGACGCGGGTCGGGTCGAGGATATAGAGCGCCTTCACCACGCCGCGCTGGTCGCGTTCCTTCAAGACAAACGTATTGCCGTGGACGAGTTTGGACGTCATCCACTGCTCGACAAATTTGCCGGTCGTCTGGTACCGATTGGGTTTCCGCAGGACGGGCGAGTACGCGGGATTCGTCGTCTCGGTCCAGATCCCGGCGGCGTCCTGCTGGACCAGGCGGAGCCGGAGCTTCCCGATGTCCGCGCTGATGAGCGTGACGCAGGCAAACACGGCGTAGTAACTGAGCGCCGTCTCCTGCGAGATCTGGACGTTCTGTTGCCAGGCGCCCGTATACGGTTCGCGGACGACGGGGATCCAGCCGCCGCTGCCGCGAGACGCCGCCCCAGAAGGCACGGAGGTCAGCGTCTCGCGGAGCGTGCGCGTGCGGGCAATCGTCAGGCCGAGAAACTCCATGCGGATCGGCGCCGCTAGCCTTGCTTGCCGCGCGCCGCGCCGCCGTTCTCGGCCGCCACGCCCGTCGTCCCGGTCGGGGCCGGCCAGGCCGTCGCGGTGAGGTATTTCACGGCGTTGGCGTTCGCTTTCGCCCAGTTGCAGAACCGCTCGGCGCGCAGGCCGACCGAGTTGGTCTGCCAGAGGGAGACATAGACGGTCGTGGCATCGGCCGGCGACATGGGCGCGCTGTCCATCTGCAGCGACGCTTCCTGCGAGGCGTCGATTTCGATGCCGCCATCGGCATACAGCACCAGCGAGGGCTGCAGCGCGATCACATTGGCGCCCGCCGCTTGACTCGTGATGAAGGTCAACCCCTTGTAGGTGCCGCCATTGACCGTGACGCCGGGATACTGCGGCGACCCGTCGAGGTTGCTCCGGAACGACAGCGCGAGCGCGTTCGCCGCCGACATGATGAACGTCACGCCGTCGACCGCGATGTTGTTCGTCGCGAAGTGCGCGATCAACCCCATGATGTCCGCCATCGGGTTGGTTGTCGCGGCGGCGGTCGGGGCCCCGTTCGTGATACTCGCGGGATTGACCCCCGCGACGGCGGCGACCGCCGGATCGATAAACTGCGCGTCCAGGAATTGGGCAATGCCCGCGATCATGTCCTTGCGGACGAGATCTTCCGCCTTCGGTTCGGAGAGCATGATCAATTCTTTGGTGAGCACGATAATCCCCGCCGCCTTCGCCACGCCGAGGGACGTCGAGGTAAACGCGAGCTTCGTCACGGGCTTGGGTTTCGCCTCACCGACCCATCCATACGTGCCGCCCGCACTTTGACTAGGGACCTTCGTATTGAAGGGGACGTCCCGAAGGCCTGGGATCTTCCCGAGGATCGTCGCGGGCCGCAGGAGCTCGATGAAGTCCTTGGCGATGTTTTGGTTCACCAACGGCCCCGCCCATGTCGCATCCGTGGAGGTGCCGGGACCGACGGCGGCTTTCAAATACAACGCGACTTCCGGCGTCGAGGCGTCCCATCGCTTCGCCGCATATTCGGCGGCGTCGCGGACCTGTCCCGTACGCTCCAGCAGTCGCGCGCACGCGGCCCGCACGAAGGCGGTTCCCGGCGGGACGTTCGGCTTCACCGACACGGACGGCCAGGCGCGTCCGGGGGCCG